GTAAATCACCCTTAGATGATTTAGTAACTGCACTAGTTACTCTTTTAACTAGAGAGCCACCTTTCTTAGCAACTTCTCTAGCTTTCTTGGCGGCGTTATAGGATTTTCTTGTAACCCATCTGCCATCAAATCCTCTGACAGTATGAGCTTTAGTGGGATGAGGTGTTCCTGGTTTTACTTTGCCCGAGGGGGGTCTTCGTTTTCTTTCTGCCATTTTAATTAATGTGTTGAATAATCATTTGCTCCCTTATGGGTCGATACCCAAATGTATGTCTCATCCAGTGGAGCCAATTGCTACTACCTTTTTGTTGGTTACACGATCTACAGGCGGGAACAAGGTTACTTGTAAGGTCTTCACCGCCATTGGTTCTGGGCTTGACGTGATCAAGCGTGAGTTGATGTAATTCATAATTATTTCCGCAATAAACACACTGACAATTAAACTTTTCCTTAATGGCTTTACGCCACAAACGTTTTGCGTCAGGACTTGTCATGGTTATTAGGTTGAATAGATAGTGTTTAGGGCTAGGTAGTAATGGGGTCATGCAAGTCTGCTTCGATTCTTAGATTTAAGTTGAGGTCTGCCTTTTGTTTTACTGCCTTTAAAATGAGCAGCGTCATAAGGTGAACCAACAGGTATTTTTAATTGATCTCGAAGTTTATTTGCATTTTTAGTTATTTCTCGACCAGTACGCTTACCATTACCTTTACCTTCGTTGTAGCGTTTTTGTTGTGCTAATCGAGTAGCTTTATATTTTTGAGGATTAGTCTTTTTTAGTTTGTCGTAGTACGTTTTAGTGTCGCTTACCATAGAGTCTCTGTTGTACTAGTTCTGGATCTACTTTTGGCATTACGGCTGCAAGCTTGGAGAGTGGGTTGCCATCATATGCAATACCGCTAATGTCATTAGTTTTAAGCCATTCACAGGCTGCCTTTAAATCTTGGGTAGAAGCCTCGCCACTTTTGACCCGTTTAAGGAACTCTTTAGTGACGAGGTTATGTAATTCGTTAAATTGGGCTTCAGTGGCTTTCTTCATTACGGACCCGTTCCATATGAACGACTGGTAGGTGTACTACCATCACTAAATGGGTTATGTCTTTTCTTCTTTTTACGTGATCCTGCTTTTGGTTGTTTACGTTTAGGAGGTTTTGGTGCAGGAGGCTTAGGTGGTCCCTGCCTCATTTTCATGTACTCCTCTTCCGTCATTTTGAATGCCATAATTAATTAGGTAATTGCATTGGTTTCATTTTTTCCCACTTGATTAGACGTAGTACTCTTCGACTAAGAGCTGGTCTATAAACTACGTTGACGTAGGATTCAGTCATTTAACTGCCTGGAAATAGATTCTTTTTAATCAGTTCAACTGCCTTATCATCAATGGTATTGTCTGTAGACTCAGCGTAAGCTTCCAGTAGTTGTATAACTAATTCCTTAACAGCTGAAGAGCTGAGGAATGCCATCAAGATAGGTTTGATAAAGATAGTGGTCATGGTGTGTTAATGGTGTTTTTTAAAAAAATAAAAATAAGTGTTGTGAGACATATCCATACGATGAAAGATGTCATATTTAAAAGGGTTTATACCAAGGTTTAGTTTTCTTTTCAGGAGGTTTTGTTGATTTGAGGTATGCAGCTATAGGTATTACGTCACTACACATGCTGTAGACACGTGAGTTAGGTACTAACATGAACCCCTTCTGTTGTAGCTCTGCACATTTAAGAGCACGAACCAACTCGAAGTCCAAACGCATCTTTTCTTCTTGTCTTGCAGCAATACGGCGACATCTGCGTAGACCTTCTCTATCTAGAGGGACCATAAAGTTTATCTGTCCTCCCCAGTTCTCAGCCATTGTGTAGCTGGAAGGTCTCATACCGTCTTCATCTATATCCCAGGGTTTCGTATGATTACCCATATAGAATGGAGAGAACGTCATCGTTGCTCCATTACACGAGATGTTAGGTCCGTAGTGCTGTCTCGAAGGTGCTCCGTTGTTTTGAAATTGTACGGCTTGATTGGTTACATTTCCAGTCGCTGCTGCAACGGGATTACTTACGTTATTCTCCTCTGCTCTTACTGGAGCTATTGAGAGAAGACTGACAAGGAGACCGTAGTAGAAGTAGTGTCGATTTCTCTTTCTATTTCTGTGATCGAGAGAACCTGACTGGCTGCTCTTGTTACTACTTCTAAAGTGAAGTCGCTTCCAGCTGTTGTCATGTTCCATACCGAATCTGAATCGGTTATGCCTCCTGATGAGGCGGAGGAGTGAGTCAGGTTGTCCCCTGACCATTTCTGTAATGCAGACCCATAGGTAGTCGTGGTTATTTCTTCCACGATCTCTTGAGTCGTTGTTGTTGTACTGTTCATCGACCCTTGGGTGAAGTTTGGGGTCACTAATTCTGCTCTCGCTACCGAGGGGGATAACAGTGCTAAGAGTATTAGCCATTTCTTCATGTTTCTTTTTTCTTAGCCATTGGACAATCAACAGACTTACCGTTGCCTTTGTTGCCATTATTTGTCTGGAGGCCAAACGAATAAAGTGCAGACCCAAAGATACTGGCTACGAACGTGATATCTGTGTTTTGAGTCTTTTTAATCATAGGTATCTCAACGTAATTAAGAGTTATGATCAAATAAAGCCCGACCAAACCACCACGCCTAGACGTACAAAAGTACCGAGCACTTGAATATGCTGTTCAGTATCTTCTATGCCGTCTTTTAGCTTGGAGAGGAGGTTTTTGTTCGGGCTTTCCTCTTTTCCTTCCATTTATTAATTTTGCCTTGTAGGAATTTCTGAACCTTCTTCTTGATTGGTTCAAATAAAGATTGAGTAATGGTAGTCGTAGCTACTGCTACTACTGCTGTAGTAACAGCTGTGACAACTACTGCTGTCTCAGGTATTGGCATTTGTATATCCAATACAGGGATATTCAGCTTTGGTGGTTCAGGCTGTTCTGTTGTCTTCTCTGGTTACCGACACCTGTTGTTGGAGTCTTCTGTTCGTTTACACCGTTCTCTACAGCTGCTTCAATTGCAGCTACAGTACCTTCTTTATCTGCATCTAGTTTAGCCTTAACCCAACCTAATACAGTTGATTCTGTAAGGTCAGCATAAGGAACAAGAGTGTCAGGCTTAGGAAGATCTACTTCTCCTGTTGCTCTGAACTTATAAGTACCATCTTCACCGTTAACACGGTAGATGACTTTTGCTACATACCCATCTGCTAGTTCGCGCTGAAGGGTGTTGACTTGCCAAGTTTTTGTTGCCATTGTTATGGATTGTTAGATTTGTTTGCTATTAAGAATGCTTTATAGTCAGCTTTGACTTGTGTTGTCCACGCAGCTTCAGCTATAGCTTTTACATCTGCGTCCTCAGAACTGAGGTCTGTTTCAACCAGGTTATCACTTGCATCAAGTGTTCCTGGTGTTAATACTTTTCGATGAAAGGTACGGGTAAGTTCCACGCCATCTTTTTTAATAATGGTTGCGTTTCTTACCTGTATGTTCCATTTTTGAACGACTTCTATTTTGTCGTTCTCTTGTGTTTCTGTTAATGCCATTTAGGGTTAATCTCCGATTAAGACAGGTTTACGGCTTAGTTTTGAGACGTGCTAACGGTCTAAACATAGTAGGTACATTCACCAGTACATCTACCAGTAGCATTAGCTGTTGCAGGGTCTTCATTGCCAGTTCCATTAGTAAACTTATAAAGATAAATCTTACTTTCATGTACAAAAGAAGTATTTGCTGTTTTTATATCACTATCTACAACAGTTGTTGATCTAAGACAAGGTGCTCCATATCCACCAGCACTGGTTCCACTTAGAGAAGTAAAAGGTAATCCCATTATTCCGCACACACCATTACCGGTATTACCATTAGAAGTGACATTTACATCCCATCTAACGGTGACGAGTCTTCCTACCTTTGTATAAGTACCCGTTCGATAACCATACCCGACACCAGAATGACTACCATTAATTCTACCGAATGATGGAGTGAATGTGCCCTCTTCATACGAGTCAAGCAACTCACTTGACATACCTCCTTCATGAGAGTTAGCACTAAAGTCAATACCGTGACCAGCCGTTCCTATTACTAGGTTGCCGTCATTTACTTTTACGTTTCCATTACTTTCAATTTGAAATCTCGTAGCAGCTCCTGCACCAAAATACATTTTATTGTCACTACCATGACTGTATTGAATAAAACCTGCGTATTGTTCAGCACCTGAAGTTCCATCAGCGAAATAGATGAGTCCACTAGATGTATTACCAGAACGAATTGATAGCCCAGAATTACTACTACCTGCAATTGTTATATCATCAGCATCAGCAGAACCTGGAGTAGTGGTTCCTAAAAGTAATCGACCACTCGAATCGATGCGCATTCTTTCTGCAGAATTAGTCGCTAACCTGATTGAACCAGAACCACGATCATTTGTAATTAATAAATCTGAGTTAGAACCATTATCTACTTTTATACTTGACGCATCATTTCTTGAACTATCAGCAAATCTAAGTTCTTTGCTGAGATCTGAACCAGATCCTATTTGAACATCACCTATTACTGTAATTCCCGTTGAGGTGCTTTCTAGCTTCTTCGAGTTATCATAATAGAGTTCGCAATTTCCATCATCATTAAATTTAGCTAATGTTTCACCACCGCCTGCACCTAAAATTTGGAGTTGAGATGTTCTTATAAATAATGATTGAGCAGCAGCAGCATCAATATAGTTATTACCTGAACTATGGTAGAGTTTTAAATCATCATGTAAGCCTAATCTTATTTCTGAGTCATCAGTAGCTTCGTAATGACCATCACAAGTTATATCCCCGAAAACTTCAACGCCACTGGAACGAGTCTCAAACTTCTTTGAGTTGTCATAATAGAGTTGTACTTCACCATCAGGTGCGCCAATAATAGCGTTCTCATTAGCCTTAGCTCGTATACGAAATATTCCTCCGTTGCTATAAACCCTTAGCTCTCCCGTAGCACTAGTAAGGTATGAATCCGTTCCATCATGGTAGATTTGTAGATCATGACCGTCTCCTAATTTAATGATTCTATTATCACCACCTACTACATTTCCGTAAAGATCTAAACCTCCTCCAGAAAGTGTTTTAAATGCAATAGTATTATCATGGTAGAATTGACATGAGCCGTTCTCAGTAAATATAGCAATAGCTTCACTATTAGCTGGATTTACTATTTGTACTTGTGATGATAATAGAAGTAAATCTCCTGTGCCTTGATCACTTATGAATGAAGCAGATCCGTTATGATAAATCTCTAAATCATTACCTGTTCCAAAACGAATCTTTTCGTTATCTAAGAGGTCGATTGGAGTCTTCAAACCTCTGTCATCAATTGTTGTTAATGCCATTATGTTGTCTTATAAGAAAGAGTAAAGAAGAAATATGAGCCACCCCCTACTTGTGCAACGCTAGCAGAAACATAATCTGCCGAAGCTGAAGATTTATGATAAAACTGAAGGTTATTGTTGGGATGGACATGAGATATAACAGGCCATGAATTTAATCTGAACCCCGAACTATACCAAACAGCACCAAATCCAGCTTGTCTAGTACCAGATTGAGTAAATGGTAAACCCTCAATATCAAGACCACCCCCTGTCGTTCCAGAAGTGGTTCTATTATCTAGGCAAAATGTAACATGACATACATTTCCTATTTTTGTATAGGAAAATTCAGTATGACCACCAGTGTTATAAGTAATCGTGTTAGACCCACTCTTTAGTACTGGAGTCCATGTGCCTTCTTCATAGTCGTCAATCCGATTACCATCAGCTGTATCAGAACCGAACAAGACACCGCCTTGTACTCTTACACCATTACCTAGAGTTTCAAAAACCTTACTGCCGTTATGATTTAATTCACACGCACCATCAGGTGTAAAAACAGCGATATTTTCATTATCTGCTCCATTCTTAATTAAGACGCCTGTATCAGTATTTATAATTAAGTAACCAGCACCTACATCTTTGATCCTAGAGTGAGATCCATCATGGAAGATTTCTAGATCATCTCCAGAACCAAGTAAAAGCTTTTTGTTATCAGCTATATCAAGACCTTCGCCAGATAAATAACCACTAACCCAAATACCAGTACTTGACGTGGCTAGCTTCTGTGTTCCATCATAATAGAGTTTTACGTCTCCGTTAGCGTTAGCGTCAATACAAGATTCAGTGCCTTCTTTGTTTTGAACACGGAAGTTTTCTGCTCTTAGTTGAAGATCACCTACACCGTCATCTTTAATAATCGAGTTAGAACCATCATGGAAAATTTGTAGATCATTAGATGCACCGAAAATTAAATAATCAGAATCTCCAAGATAAATATGGCTGGACATATTAAGTATCCCAGTTATACCTACTCCATCGGAACGGGTTTCTAGTTTCTTCGAGTTGTCATAATAGAGTTCACATGAGCCATCCGCAATAAATGCTGCTATATTTTCACTAGAACCTTTAAGTAGTTGAATCTGATTACTGCCACCAGCTACACTTATTTTTATATTACCAGTATTTTCTGTTATGTATCCATGAGATCCCGTATGGTAAATTTCTAGATCAGGTTGAGCACCGAACTGAGCTTTAACTGAATCTCCAAACTGTAAAGCTGCATCTAATACTTCTATATGTTCAGCACCAACTGCATCATTCGCTATTTTTGCAGCTGTTACAGAGTTACTAGTTAATTTCGCAGCAGATATTTCTCCAGCTGCTATGTGATTACCTTCGATAGCATTGTCAGCTATTTTTGCACTTGTAACTGCATCAGCTCCTATCTTATCAGTCGTAACACTAGCATTCTGTAAAGTAACTGTACTTACTGTATTATTACCAGGAGTACCAATATTTACCGCTGCTCCAATAGTGATAATAAAGTAATCAGCACCACTAGCAGGGGCGGCAGAA